GTTGGCAGCGTCGAGGTCTTGCATCGCAGCGTCGAAGTTCGTCTTGTAGAATTCGGCCATACAGAAGTCGGCAGATGCGATAGCGATGTCCGATGCTTTGCGCTTGTTGTTGGTGTTGTTAGACGCCATTGTTGTAGTTGGTGGTAAGTTGAGAAGTGAACTGTAAGTGAGTCTTTCAACTCGCGGTGCTTCACATAAGTTAACGTCGAATGTGGAAAGACACGCGCACATAGAGTACGCAAGGTGTTTGCGATACTTCTTGTGTCCATTATATGTATAGAGTAGGTGGTATGTTAGGAGGATATAAGATCCTCTATAGTATAGTGTTTTTAAGATAACTCAGTCATGTATAGTTGAGTGTATGAGTATACATCCGGATATGGTGTATACGTGTTTAGGGTTCCGGATATGAAGACCCCCTTCAGAAGCACAGCGTTGAGGCGCCGGCTGGCTGGGCGCGTTGAGGCCGAAGGCCGCGCGCCAGCCTGTCTTAAGGCGCCGCGCTGTGGCTTCGTATCCTAGATTTAATCCCCAATCGATCTTGCAATCGTATTGTGCCACCGTAGGTGGGCGCGGAGGAGCACACTAGCAAAGCGGGGTACCCACCGAAGGTGGGTCGCGGCGCGGGTGCGATCGACCAGTAAGAGCAGCGCTCGCCGAGCGCTGCGTGACAGCTTGGCTGAAGTTAGTGTTTGTAAATGTATAGTGTATTAAAGCGAGTCCATTGTAAAGATGAGCTCCTCTAAGTCTTTGTTGTCGTAGTTGAGAAAGAGCGGAGCGATGTCGTCGTTCGTGAAAGAAACAGGAGTGTTTGTCTCTGGTTCGATGAGTGGTTCGACTGGCATGTTGAAGTCTTGGTGAAACGGCGTAGTGAATGTAGTAGTGATTGTCGGTGTTTTAATCGCGTCGAAGTGCACTTTTTTGAATCGTCGCTCGAGTGGTTCCCAGTCTTGTTGGTTCGGGAAGCATTCCCTGATCGTGTAGTTGCTTGTGACTATGATTTTGTTTGGGCGAATGTTGTTGAGATGCCCGTTTTTGATTTCGGCACGGAACGGGTAGTGATCGGCCCAGCGTTTGAAGAAGTACGCCATGTGTTCGCATTTCTTCGGATCGGCTTCTTCAATGATGACTACGTCATGGTAGAGATAGCCGTCCCACCACTTGTTGAGTTGTTTGTCGTAGTGTTCCGGATATTGTTTCCATACCTCTCTTGATTTACCGGTCCCAGTTGGCCCGTGCCACCATTCGAAGTGATTTTTCGGATCGTCTTGGAAAGGTTCGAGTATTGGGTTCATGAGTGATTCCAATTTTGGCTTGTGCATGAGATAGATGAGTGGATATTCGTCTTTCACTTCGTCAAGTTTGCCTTGTTCGGCCAAGTCGATGATGTCGGCCCACTTGTTGTCCTTGTTAGGAATTCGTATGTTTCCTGCTGATTGGTAATCTCCGTCTTTTTTGCAATAAGCGATGGCTTGAGCGAGGTTGCCATTCCGAATTGCAACATAAGCTCCTGGCATGAGTTTTGTGACGGATGCGTGTCGCCTTTGTTCTTTGAAGTGGATGTACCCTTGTAAGTGTCTTGTTCCTTTTTCTCCAACTTCTTTTCCAAATCCAACATACTGGACATAATCCGTAGTGTTAGGAAGAGCGAGAATTCGTTCGATGTCATTGTCGGTGTAGTTGTTGATTGTAAACACCCAAGCTCTTGATTTCTTGTTGCAGGCTGTGATGCTTGGCATGATGCAAAAGTGAAAGTGAGAGTCTATCAGGGGAGGGAGGAGCGCAGCGACTCCAGCGTAGCTGGTATATTACCCTCCCCTGGTGGTCCATGGTCCAACTTTTTTATACTTGGTTTCAATATATAAATCAATGTTGGGTTCAAACCTCATGGGCCAGTAAGGTTTTATAGTTAGAGTTGGTTGAAGTTGAGAAGTTCAACCTGGGTTCTGGACCTTGAAGTGTAGCTTCAACCTGGTCCAAACTGTCTTGTTCTGGAGTTGTTTGTTCTAGTTTTTCTCTCATTATCAAATTTGCGTGATGACACTCATTGTTGATAATAGTGCTTCTTCCCCCGCTCGTCGCTCGTATACGCGTCGTGCTCCTCGCCGTCGGGCTAGTTTTCGTCGCCGTCGGTCCACATATTCGCGTGGGCGATACGGACGTCGTCGGACGTATGGAATGCGTCGCCGTCGTCGTTTCTCTCGTGCTGATATTCACAATCTTCCAAAGTTTGTGCAAGCTCAAATCGATCCATTTGACACTGATGCAATTGGTGTTAAGATTCCTGATTCTAATACGTATCCTAGTACAACCATTAAAGTAGAGGATACATTTAATGGTCTCGTTACGGATGCGAATGGAGTGAAGGCAATGGTGTTTTTGCCTATGTTGAAGAATAATTTTATTCAGCATACGCCGGCTTCTGCGTCTTCTTGGACGTGGCAGGCTGCGTATGGTGGTGGAACTGATAGTTCTCGATTGGCTAGCATTGTAACGAACAATTCATTGATTCGTACGTGTGCGCATGGATTGAAAATAACTTGTACAGCTGCTCCAACGGCTGTTCAAGGTTCTTTGCATGTTGCTATTTTAGCGTCAAGTGATTTTGGTCGTACAACGTGGAATTTTGCGGACAATATTTCTCAGTTGTCAAACGCGATGTTTTATAAGCGTTATCCGCTGGCAATGTTGACGCAGCAGACATTGACTGTCGTGAACAAGTTTCTCGATTGTACAAGTACATTGTATTCAGATCCCAATTCTGATGGTATTGACAATGCTGGTGATACAGCATTGCAAACCAACGGATGGGCTGTTATTGTAGTTGTTATTGAAGGTGCATCCCCTGGTGCTACTGTTGTAAGTATTGAACAGATTATGCACTTGGAAGGTATTGCTTCTCGATCGGGTGTTGCTAGTGTTAGTCCTGCATCTCCGTTTAATGTTAGTGTGCAAGAGACGGTCAGTCGTATGGCAGGCCAGACCTCTGCTGCTTTCGTCGATCAAGAACGTTCTGATTACGTTGGTCAAGTTCTCGGATCTCTCGGACAAGGTTTGTCGCGTGGAATGAATACTGCTTTCAATAATTATGTTCTCCCAGCCGCTGGGCGTGCCGCTTATGCTGGTGTAGGATACGCTACTCGGCGTGCGTTTGGTTTGTCTGGGGTGACTAATTACCGGAATCCCTCGGCATTCCAGACTCTAACTGGGTATTAATTGTTGTAGGTTCTATTATTCCTTATAACGGTGACGTTATTATGGACGATCGTGGTCCTGCGCGTCGTCGTCGTTTTATGGAAGCTTTTTCTAATGTGAATGATCGTGAAGACAATCCTCGATTGATTTTGCGTCGTTCTGAGACGGATTGGAATTCTCTTCCGGCTTTGCCTGAGGCAACTGACGAAGGTTAGTTTTATAGTTGAGTATCAGTTGTTTATTTATCTTATAGTGTAGATATGTTGTAGCTGGTGTAATCGAACATATTAGTGTTCGTAACGTTGAGGTTAATCCGCAGGATGCTGCGGTTAATGCTTGGTTTAGTAGTAGTGTGACTCCTAGTCCTTTTAATCCTTTTTAGTTTAGTAGTGTAGTGAGTGCGAGACGAGTGTAACGAGTTGAACACGAATGAAATGTATATTTTTTGTTTTGTTTAGTCAGTGATCTCTGGGATCAGGTATTGCTCGATGTCGTCGGGCTCAGTCGCGTCGGAGTCGTACGCGGTGTTATCAATGGAATTGATTCCTGTTGATTCAAGTCGGTTTTGACCCACGATTTGAATGTCCTCGAATTGAAGTTGGAATCTGTCAAGTTCGGGGTGCGAGTCGAAGAGTTGTCTGAGCTTGTGTAGCATGAGCGTGTTAGTCCACATGACTTCGCGATATGCTTTCGTGGCGGTGTCCGCTCGCGCTTTCTCGGTGAACGCAGTGCTTGTTATCTCGTTCAGGAGTTGTTGGTTCTCGTGCAGATCAATGGCGAGTTCGTGGACTCGAGCTTGTTGATGCATTGCTTCGCGTTTCGCGCGTTTGAGTTTTGCCTCTGTGAAAACGAGTTTGATGTTGGCAGCGTCGAGGTCTTGCATCGCAGCGTCGAAGTTCGTCTTGTAGAATTCGGCCATACAGAAGTCGGCAGATGCGATAGCGATGTCCGATGCTTTGCGCTTGTTGTTGGTGTTGTTA